ACCAGCGACGACTAAATAATTAACCGATATCGTTCTCGGATAATTGTGCGAAGCCATTATTCCTAAAATTGGCATATTAGGCTATATCCCCCACGACCAACCAATTATTTGCCGCTAATTTAATTGCAGTTGCGGCTGAATTGGCTACTCTCAATTTCGGAGCAGTAGAAGTTGCGCCTGTAGATAAAATTGTTGTTGTTGCCGGAGTTACAGCTGCAATTGAAGGCTGACCTGCTCCAGTTATCCAAGCAAAATGAATTTCAGTACCAATTGGAAAATTATAAGTTGCATCTGTCGGAATGCTGAATGTTTTTGCTGTAGCCGCATTCATTGTAAATAAATAATTTTGATCGCCATTGCCAATTGTGTAATTGTCAGTTTTTGCGGTATAACCTAAGGTTATTTTTGGTGCGGATAAAGTCTTATTTGTCAATGTCTGTGAAGTAGTTAAATCTACAGTTGTCGCAGTATCTATTGCCAAAGTGACTGCGCCAGATGTACCGCCACCTGATAAACCTGTTCCAGCTGTTACCGCAGTTATATCTCCGACATCATTTGTTATCCAGGTATAATCTAAATCAGTATTTGAAGCCTTAGATAAGATTTGGCCAGTTGTGCCACCTTTAAGATCGACGAAAGAAGTATCGATGGCATTGCCAAGCGTACGCATAGCGGCTGCGCCATCTTTTACTAAATCGGTATCGTCAGGCGTTTCCCAGCCGAAGTTAGTTGTATTTGCCATGTTTCTCCTTTAAGACACTATTGTAGCGTCTATCCATTCCAAAGTATTGTTCAAAGTGTTCCAGGTTTCGGCTGCCCCGACGCTATCCCATCGGCTTGATTGGAGCGTGAAGGCCAATGGAGATACATTCAAAGTTAGTGAGAGCTTGTTGTAGCCAGTCCTAAAAGTCCATCCCTCGACAAAACCTTTGAAAGTCCCTGAATTCATGTTATTCGGTAGATCGATGATATTTAGCGGCAAGCCCATAAAAACATTTAAGAGCGCGTCACGATCTACATTGTCCATCTCTGGGTTGGTCAATTCGTAAGTTATCGAGTCAAAGATAGCCAAAGGATAGGCACGAATTCCAAGATAAAAGGATGCCTGGCTTTGAGCATCCGCAAGATTCTCAAGGCTAGTCTGAATGATTGCCCCTTGCTGGCCATACAATGCTATGGAAGTCGCGTCCGATGCGCTAGTCTGCTGATTATTTTTATATTGAATTGTAATCTTATTGCGAATGTCACCCAAGCGTGTAAAGGTACGAATTCCAGCCGCCAGAGCATCGTTAGCACTTAATTCGGTATATCCATTTGCGGTTAGATATTGATTGCGATGAGTTGAATCCGCGTAGCAGATTTGACCTTGAGCATTCTCATAAATATAGCCAAGACCAGAATTTGCTAGAGATGCGACCAATGAATAAACATCCGTCGATGATGAACTGCGAGCGGCCAATTCATAATCACCTGGTCGATCGATTTCTCCAAGTCCATTATTCTCAGCATTCGCCCAAGTGGTTGTTGCATTATAAGTATTCCAAGTCAAAGCTGGAGCGACGCCATTCCAGTCATCGTAAAGCAAGCCTGAGAGAATTGAATAAATCTGATCTCCATCTTGATCCTTGACCAAGACTCCATCGGTAAGCGCTTTTGGCAATTTAGATAAAGCGCCTAAAGCTGTGACCCTGAAAGATTGACTTATTGTGATTGAACCGCCAGAAGTCACTAATTGCTCAATATCGGTAATATAGCCACCAAAGATATTGACATAAGCACCAGTTGAATCTTTGACCGAAATCGTTACCTGGTCATTGACTTTAATATCGACATATTCTTCATCGAAATTAATGATCTCAAAATTGGCATAACCAGCGACAGGCTGTTGATAGATATTTGTACGACCAGAAGTAATGGTCATATTGGATAAAGTGACGGATTTGAAATCGCCACTGTTATTTACATTTAGCTTCCAGTCTGGAGTCCATTGCGTCATAGCAGTAGGTTCTCAGCCCCCAGCGCTCCACGACCATAGGAGCGATTCAAAACATCGATGATAGTGCGAGCGGTTCCCTCTGGATCGCCAGCGACACCGATATTGACTGTTATTGGATTACCAGCAGATGAGAAAACTTCTTTATAAGCTGCTATGACATTTGGATCGGTTACAGCCCCCGAAGTCCTAGCACCAGAAACCGCGCTTAAAGTATTTCCAAATAAATCTTGAGTAGCACCACCTACAGAACTTACAGCTGTGCTAACACCAGCAATAGAGGTGCTTGTTCCACCGCCGCCGAATGTTGAGCCACCTCCAGATGATCCAGGTGCAGAAGTTGAACCGACTTTTGGAACAGAAATCGTCGGAGCAGTTATTCCGCCTATGGTTGAAACATTTGGTAAAAATGGAATTGCATTATAGGCTTTAATTAAGACATTTATTGCTGATATCGCACCATTGACTACTGAAGTAATTCCAGATGCTACTTTGCCAATTACATCGATAACAAAACCAGCAACATCTGCAACGACTCTTAAACCATTGGCAAATGAAACCGCTAAAATCGGAATCACATATTTTTCAAGCAATTCTCCGAATTTTAGGAAAGATTCTTTATTTCTTTCAATAGCATCGCCGATTGGTTTGAAAATATCTAAAAATTTACCGATATTTGGAATGATTTG